TTCAGCAATACCAACAATTCGAACGTTTGCACCCGCCGCTGGCGCAGCCACTACCGCACAACCGTCACTATCGGAGGTTAATAGGTCGCCCACTGCCACAGTGCCACCGTATTGAACATCGGCAATACCAGTACGCACGACATCAACACGTTCACCAGCGGCGGCATCAAGCTCTAACGATACGCCCATGGCCGAATCGGTTGCGGCTGAAGCCTGAATTACCGAGCCTGCAGATGTGCCACCAATAACAATGCGGTTCTTTTTTACCGCTGTTTCGGCGGTATAGTTTTTATTTAACGTTGGGTTTGCCATCGTTTTATTCCTTATTTAATGATTTTAAAAACAGCCGTCAGCGAATTACGCTAATTCAGCCGTTGCCTTTTTCACTGCGGCGGATGCGCTTAATTTGCTTCCCGCTAACGCTGCTTCTGCGACCAATTCTTTGGCGCGCTCTGCAACGGCCATAGGGTCGGCTTTTGCCGTTGTTTCGGTTTCAGTTTCTTCTTGCGCACCTTCTGTACTAGCAACTGAATCCAATGCATCAGGGGCATCGTCTCGCAAATTGTCAGTCACTTTTGCAGACTCGGCGCGATGGGCGCTTAGCACCTGAACAGCAGCTTCTGGCCCTGTGGTTTTTCCATCAAATGCAAGTGTTGCAATTAAGGCTTCATGACCAGGGATTGATTGAGCATTAACATCTTGAATGCGCTGGCGTTCTGCCGTTGCACCTTCAGTACGAAAAGCCGCCGCGGCGTCTGGGTATTGCTGTTGGATTTCTTCTTGGTTCATGCTTTTGGCCTCTCCAGAGGTTGGTTGGGTTAAATCAGTTTCAGCCGCTACCGCACCGTATTTCGGACGCGTTGTGCCTGTTGAGTTGGCAGTTAACATGCCGATGATTTCGTCTTTGGTTTTAATCGATTTTACTAGCCCAGCATCAACCGACTGCTGACCTATAAAGATTCGACCGTCAGCCATATTTTCCAATACTGCATCGGTAGACATGCTGTGGTGCTTAGCAACTGCGCCAACAAATACGCTGTACAAGTAATCTACCTGCGCTTGAATGCTGGCTTTTCCGTCTTCTGTTAGCGATTCGTACTGAGTCGCGATTCGCTTAAACTTGCCCGCATAAATCTCGGTTGTTTTTACGCCTTTTTGCGATTGCTCTGCAGAAACATCAACATGAGTTGCCACAACGCCAATACTTCCCACGGCGGTTGTTTCTGATGATGCGTAAACTTCGCTTGCAGCCGATCCGATCCAGTAAGCCGCCGATGCCATTGTGCCGTTCGCCAGTGCTACGATTTTCTTTTTAGATCGTGATTCAAAAATCAAGTTGGCCAATTCTGGTAATCCATCAACTGAACCACCGGGACTATCAACGTCCAATAAGATTGATGCCACTTGGTTATCGGCTAATGCCGTTTGCAAATCACGAGCAACCAATTCAGTAGAAACCCCACCAGAGATAGCACTGAACAAATTGGCACGCTTTGCGACAACGCCATGAATCGGTATTACTGCTACACCATCGATCACTTCGTAATTTTTATGGTGGTTATCAAGCGGGCGTCCTAGCGCCGCTTCTACGTCGAGCAAGTCGCGGGCGTTGCCGGTCATTCGCGCTACGTAGATGCTTTGAATTTCACGCAGCGTATCGGGCATCACTGCCCAAGGTGCATTTACCATATCTAGTACTGACATTTCTTTTCTCCAATAAAAAAGCCCGCTAATTGCGGGCTTTATTGTGGGTTGTCGGGGTTGAAAGGTTCTTCTTCAATGGGTTTACCCTCAGCGGTTAGACCTATCATTTCTATTTCTTTTTTACGTTGGCGAACGGTTTGCTCCCAATCACCACCATCAAACCCCGCTTTTTCTTCTGCCAGACTGGTTAAGCGAATATTCATTCGTTTTTCTATGGCGTTCGCTTCTTTAAGCGGATCAATTGCACCAGGGCCATCACCGTGCCAAAGCGCTCCACAATAGGCCTTTCTAATTAATGGGTCGGTAAAAAAACCCGGTGCGTGAATTCGGCCAATAGAGACAGCTTCTTCTAACCACGCTTCATAAACTGGCTGGCAAAAGTTAACGGCCAACCAGCGGCGTCGCTTACTGAAAAATTTCCAAGCATCTAACAAGGCAGCACGAGCGGCGCTGTATGATGATAAAAATACTTTTGCTAATACTTCTTTTGGCAGCTCAAGCGCAACGCCGACTTGCATTAGGATGGCATCAACAAAGGGCGAAAACTCTTTATTGGGTCGGCCTGCATCGATTGTTTCAATACTATCACCTGGCAAACCTTCAATAATTGAGCCTTGGCCCAATTCGTAATCTCTGGATTTTTCTTGTACGTCATCACCCGACAGTAGCGAATCTTCGCCAGCTTCTGATTTGATAAAAACGGTAAATAATCCAGATACAACTGCGGCCATTAATTCGGCGTCGGTATATCGGCCAAGTTGTTTCAACGGCTCAATAACGGGGGCCAAGTAGGGCACGCCACGCAATTGGCCAATTCGTCTACGATCGTAGAGTTGTATTACGTTGGTTCGGCCTGTTTTCTGACCAAAGAAGCGTATTTCGTCCCATTCTTTTTTCTTGGTGCTCATTCCGCCCGGATGCGATTTTAATACGTGTAAATATTCAGGCGCTCCGTACTGATCAATGCTAATGCCACCGGCTAAACGTTCACTGTCTCGAACGCCTTTTGCGTTGCAAACCCGATCGCTTTCTATTAGTTGGATGCGCGTTGAATAGGGCGAACCCACAACAGGCACCATTGGCAACAAGCCAAACGAATCACCGTTTTCTAACGCTGATCGAAACGCTAAATCTTGTAATCCCGAGAAGTTTTGCGTTCGTGTTATGTCGCAATTTTTACTCTCGGAAAATAGTTTGAATTCTCGTTCTACTTTGTCTTGCCAAGCTGATGCTTCTTCTTCACTCATGCCAAGATATTCAGCATCGATGTTGCTTTGGCATGTTAAACCCGAACCAACCACATTGGTTACAACAGTATTAATTGCGCCGCCAGCGATCGGATGATTTCGAACAAGGTCACGGCTACGTGATCGCATTAATGCAAGATCAGGCAGTATGTCTGAGTTGGCATCATTGCCCGAGGTGTACCAGTTTTTAAATGTTCCACCACCGCGTTTTGCACCGGTGTAGCTTCCAGATATAGCCGACATTGTTCGCGCTTGTTGGCGACGGTACCCAGCAACAGGATTAAACGCGTGAACGATCTTGTCGATAACGTTCGGTTTCATCGCTTTTTGCAATGCTTTGTCTTGTTTTTTCATCGAATTGTTACCTGCCTTACGCCACGGCGACGATTTCCACTAAGCTGTTGAACCTTTTTATTCCAATATTCGATTTTATTTGTGATTTCAGCAGCATCGACACGGCTTAATTGGCGGCCATTATGCGAATAGGCTTGGCTTCGAGAGACTTTATCATCAGCCTCTAACCAGCTTTCAAGCTGCTTTTGCGCATATTGCAATGTTATTCCAGCCATTACAGCTCCACCCCTCGGCTAATAACGCGGCTTTTTTTAACGGCCGCTGGTTTGTTGGTTGTTTCTTTTTTCGGCTCAGTGTTTTCTTCCAACTCAGTAGGCTTAGCTTCTGCAATTGGTGCGGAAAAAAGATCTGACTGTAAGAGTTTCTTTTCTAGTGCATCCCATGCACTGGGTAGCATTCGGTTTATTTTTAAATACCGCGACGCATGTAACGCGTAAACCTCGCAGTCGGTCGCTTCGTTACGAACCCCAGATTTACATTGCCAGATCAATTTGCCGCGCATAGATTTATGCGGTGCTTTTATTTCTGCTGTTATTTGCGAGTAGTAATCTTGGCGAACTGATTTGTACCAGTGCATCCGACTAGGACCGTTGCCCAGTAAAGATAAGCGGCCTTTTTCGCCAAATAATAAATCTTTGGCTTTATGGGTACCGACTACGTGAATCTCTAAACCAACTTTTGACGCTTTGGTTTTGTTCTTGTGGTCGATCTTTCTTGGCCGACTGTAAATTTCACGATTTCCGTAATCGTTCGATGAGCCTTTTATCGCCAATACGCCGCGATGCTGATTCAATCGAACCCAGTGATATACGGCGTCGTTGGTATTACCGTCGGATGAGTCAATACTTGCAGCGCCTAATCGCATCTGAAAACCACGTTCGTGCATTATTGGGCTAAACAATAGAGTGTTTAACTCTTGCCAAACGGGATCGGTTACATCAGTAACCGAACTTTTGGAAAACAACTCACCCCAGTACAATAAGTAACTTTCTTCACCCCGACCCCATGCACGAATAACAACGGCTAATCGATCAGCCTGAACGTCGATACCGGCTGTGATTATCAAACCACCCTCTGGCACCAGCATTTCTGTGTAATCTTCTGCGCGAGCTTCCAGTGCATCAGAACTAGGCGCATTGGTTTTATATTCGTATGGCTTGCCCAGTTTTTGGTTGATGAATTTAATCATCATTGACTGGTCGCCGTTTTCTGACTGCTTTTCAGCCGACAAATATTCTTGCACAACTTGCGCTAACGATGTGCCATCGAGACAAACATATAATTCACTAAGCCCGGTAAACCCTGCTATTCCGTTAAATGGCTTGGTAGCCACCCAACCAGCCATAGGATCACCCGCTTCAACGGCTGAATATACGGTTTCTCTTATGTTTTTTTGGCGCTGGTAGTCGTCCCAATGTTCACCGCAATCGGGGCAAATATAAACGGCTGTTTCAGGCTGAGAAAACCCATATATATCGTGATGCTGAACCGTTATTTCACCGGTTTCAGTATCACAGCTTGGCTCATCTGAATCTTTACCTTCCCACCACACGTTATCCCAATCTAAAACGTGTGAGTTATGGCATTCATGACAAACGATCGGCAATACCCGACAATCGCTACGAGCCAAGCGGGCCTCTGTTTTAGATAGTCCTTTTACCGCTGGCGTACCGCCAACGATGAGTTTTTTATTTCCTGTATATCGCTTTAGACGTTCTTCGCCGTTGCCGATCGCGTCACCCTGATCTGCTACGTTGTCACTTGTATCGTCGGGCTCTTCTACGAATAAAACACCAACAGACGACGTTGATTTAACGTTACCTGGTGAGTTAGAACCCACCAGTTTTAAGAATCCGCCAGGGAAGCTTTTTAAATCCCAACGGTTACCGGCTTTTCTGGATGTTGAAACATCCATCAAGCGAACAATATCGCTATTAACCTGCGCAGCCGGCACCAGCTTTTCATCGTGAAAAGCTTTGGCATCTTTTTCTTTTGCGAAGATCCCCATGATCGGACAAGCATCACCAGCAATACGTGCAAACAAATAACCAAGAATAAAATACGTCCAACCGATCTGGCTGGCTTTCATTAGATCGACTTCATAAATATTACGATCATCGAGCGCTTTGGCCACACCGATAAAATACGGCGATCGTTCAAACTGATAACCACCACTAAAGCCGGTTAAGTCTGGTAAATAATAATTTTCAGGAATCCAATCAACAGAAATTAAAGTTTTAGGTGGGTTAAATTCAGTCGCTACTTCCGCCAAAAGAGTGTGCAAGTTTTCCTGCATAATCTCTAATTCGTTCGGTTGTAGGTCCAGCAATTTTATTCACCAATTCAGCATCAATATCGATATCGTGATTCGCTTGCACATCAGAAACCAGTGTTTTGAATGCATCGCCAAATTCTCTATTTGCATAAGACGCCCAATCTCTCAAAACAACAGCACAAGCTTCACGAGGAAGTAAGTATTTAATTTTTTCTAAATAATCCAAACGGCCATTGGCCGTTTTAACCCGCGTTTCATCGATACGCGCAGCAGATAATTCTTCAGACAACGAACCACCACGACCAGCGGCCTCATCTCGCAAATGCTCAGTGTAAGCAATCAGCCAATCTTTATACGTTCCCTCTCTCGGCAGGCGCCCTTTCTCTACGTGCTTACTAATACTGGGTTGAGAAGCACCAACCAAGCGAGCAAACCGCGTTTGATTTGCTGGAGCTTCTAAATCAAGAACATCCGACATAACAACAACCAACAAAATTCAAATAAATGGGTTACTACTATAACCCCCTATAGGGACAGACTTCTGCGAAAAGCTCGCGACTCCAGTCCC